TGGGGAGAAGAAAAAAGATAGCGTTTAAGCTAAATCCTGAGTGGATGTTAAAAGAGCCGTTGGATTTTGAATACAACAAATATACTTTATTGGATTACATTCAAAAATGCGAGAAGAACTTCGAGAACTTTGAAATATATCCTGACTTTGTTGAGTTATCTTTACACTTAGCGAACGTACAATCCCTACACAAAGAAAATACCTTATTACTTACAGATAAGAAATTTGATTCATGTGATGATGAAATCATGTTGAAAGACTTATACCCAAAAAAACCAAGAAACTTATCAAAAGAAGAGGAATTGGAATTGGATAAGACCATAAGATACTCCAACGGAAAATTATATGATGCATTCAATTCAGCCAAGTCAATTTGGAATATGGTCTTTGAGAACGTGGAAGTATCTCTTAAGAAAAATAGAGAGTTATTAATATCTGGTTCGGGTTACATATTCTATTACAGAAAATCTGAACACAAGATTCATGTTTGGGAATATCAGATTAAGAAAGGTAAAAACGATAGTGCAGATAAAACCTATCTTACCAAGATTTATGAAAATCATCCTGACGAAACTACCTTGTTATCTATAATCGAACAATACTCAAAATATAATAAAACCAAATATTTTAGGGACTTACCTGTATTTGAAATGACCTGTGACCATGACTTCCCAATGGAACAAACAATCGTTCCAATCATGAAAAGAAAAGTTATGTCTTATATTTTTCAAATTGTTAGTATGAATAAGATAAATAACTTTGACTCTAAATAATAATATACCTATATTTGTATCGTGAGTTTCAACAAACGATATATCAATTACGAGAGAAGTTTATCATCACTTCAGGAAGATAGATTGGAAGAGTATTACGGTAACAGTGATGCTCTTTTTTTTATGGATAAAGCAAGCCACGAGATTTACAAATTACATTGTGAAGGTAAATCTGATAAAGAAATATTAGAAATAATTGAACATTTATGAACGATAAAGTAACAAAAACCTTGATGTCTAAGTTGAGACAACCGATTCACATTAACTACATCTCATCTCACATCTTGAGAGTTTCTGAAGAGGAGACCCGAAAGATTTTGGATAACCTTATTAAAGAAGGTGTAATTGAAGAATCAAAGTATGCAAAAGATTATTATGTAATTAAATCAGTGTAAATATAAATTATGGTAAAGTTAGAATACGTTTGGTTGGATGGGTACAAACCAGAACCAAATTTAAGAAGTAAAGTTAAAATTGTTGATGGTAGTACATTAGGTGACTCAATAGAAAGTTTCCCAATGTGGAACTTTGATGGTTCATCAACACAACAAGCTGAAGGACATAGTTCGGATTGTATTTTGAAGCCTGTTAGAGTTTATTATGGAAATATCTTTGATACGGTTTATGTTTTTTGTGAGGTCATGAATGCGGATGGGACTCCTCATGTCACAAATAGACGTTCTATGGTTGAGGACCAAGATGACCTTTGGTTTGGATTTGAGCAAGAATATTTCATCCGTGAAGAGATTAATGGTGGTATCTTGGGACACAAACAAAATATTCTTAAAGGACAAGGTGAATACTATTGTGGTGTTGGACATAACGTAATTGGACGTAACTTTGTTGAAAACCACTTGGAAACATGTTTGGAGTATGGTATCAACATTACAGGTATCAATGCTGAGGTTGCATTAGGTCAATGGGAATACCAAGTATTCTCAAAAGGTTCACAAAAAGCTGGTGACGACCTTTGGATGTCACGTTACTTACTTTATAAGATTGCTGAGGATTATGGATATCATATTGAATTACACCCAAAACCAATTACACATGGTGAATGGAATGGTTCAGGGTTACACACAAACTTCTCAACAGAAAAAATGAGAAGTGAAGGTGGGGAAAGTTATTTCATGTCAATCTTCAACGCATTTGAATCAAGACACAAAGACCACATCAACGCGTATGGTTCCAACAATCACTTACGTTTGACTGGTGAGTATGAGACACAAGCAATTGATAAATTCAGTTGGGGTGTATCTGATAGAGGGGCATCAATCCGAGTTCCAAAAGACACGGCAAAAGAATGGAAAGGTTATGTTGAAGACCGTAGACCTGGTTCAAATGCTGACCCATACAGAATTATCCGTGAGATTATGAACTCACTTAAAGTTGCTGAGGTTTTATATGAAACCAAAACGATGATTAATAAGGATGTAGTGATTGATGGTCTGAACGAAAAATATCATGCAATTTCTAATCATGAGTTGTTGGATGAATACACAAATGATGAGGGATATGTTTTGGAGGATGAGTTAATGGGTTCATTGGCGAATGTTCCTTCAGAAGAAATAAAGTTTCAACAGACACAAAAGAAATAAAACCATGGGGTTAATGATAATATTTCTTGGTCTTGGTATGTGGTTAGCTATAATCATCTTATACCTTATGTTTATTAAACCATTGATGGTTGAAAATGAAAGGTTGAAAGAGGAGATGCATCAAAGAATTAAAATAGGATTTTACGAAGAATTAAAAGAAGAAGAATATGAGTGAACAAGTTAATCACCCACAACATTACGGAGGGGAAAACAATCCATACGAAGCAATCAAAGTTATTGAAGCGTGGGAGTTAGATTTTCATCTTGGGAATACAGTTAAGTATATTTCAAGGGCGGGAAAAAAAGAAACAGATAAAGAATTACAAGACCTGAACAAGGCTCTATGGTATCTTCAAAGACGAATAGACAATTTAAAGAATAGTAAGATATGATAGAAACAGGAAAAATATTACAAGGTGATTGTATTGAGGTAATGAAGACATTACCATTAACGTCTGTTGATTTGGTTGTGACTTCACCACCCTACAACGTAGGGATTGATTATGATACTCACCACGATAGTATGAGTATGGAAGACTATTGGGATTTTACACGTCAATGGTTGACAGAAGCATTCCATGTGTTAAAAGATGACGGTCGTATTGCAGTAAACATTCCATACGAAGTAAACGTACAAGACCGAGGTGGTCGAGTATTATTTATGTCTGAGTTTTGGACCATCATGAAAGAGGTTGGGTTTAAGTTTTACGGACTTGTTGACCTTGATGAGAATTCACCACACAGAAGTAAGACTACAGCTTGGGGTTCATGGATGTCACCAAGTAGTCCATACATTTACAATCCAAAGGAGTGTGTGATTTTAGCATACAAGAAAGACCGTATTAAAAAAATCAAAGGAGAACCTCAATGGAAAGCCGAGATGGTTGAGATGGAACAAGAAGATGGTACTGTTAAGACCAAAGCGGTTTATCAAGATGAAGATAAGAAAGAGTTTATGTCCTTGGTTTATGGTCAGTGGGAATATTTTGCAGATACCAAACAACAAACCAAAGCAACCTTTTCAATGGACATTCCAATGAAGGCAATCAAGATTCTTACATATAAGAATGATGTAGTTCTTGACCCATTTACAGGAAGTGGTACTAGTCTATGTGCTGCTGAGATTAGTGGTAGACGATGGATTGGAATTGAATTGAGTGAAAACTATACCAAAGTTGCTCAAGAACGAGTACAACATTTTGTTGACCGAAATAAACAAATTCAAATGGATTTCAAATAAAAGGGTTTAACGACCCTTTTTTTTGTTTTATGGATATTTATTAATAAATCATTTTTAATGTCATCAATAATCATAACAGAAAAACAACTTGAGTTAATTGTGAAAGAACAAAAATCACAAGAAACCGAATTACTTCAAGAAGCGGAGTGGTATAATACTGTTGGTGATATTTTAGGTATTCTTGACCCTACACCTACAGTCGATATAATTAATGGAATATCTTATTTCTCACAAGGTGACCATCTTTTTGGTTTATTAAGTTTAATATCCGCAATACCATTGGTTGGCGATGCAGTTGGAAAAACTATTATGGGTTCTTTAAAAATTGGAGGAGGTGCAACTAAAGGATTATCCGCTGCTATGAAATTAGCCAAAGCGGGTAAAACTGCGGAAGCGAGTGTTGCTTTAGCCAAATTAGCGGAAAAACCTGGTATGGTAGGTAGATTTTTACAAAGTGCTAAATCATGGGCACCAAAGGCAGCTTCTTATGTTGAAAAACTACCAGGAGGATTATTAAAGGGATTTAAAAATACAATATTAGATTATTTGAAATTACTTGAAAATGCTGGACTTAAAAGTGTTAAGTTTCAAAAATCTGCAGGTATTTTAGCTAAAAACTTAAAAAATGCTGCAAAACCCGCAGAAAGTATTGGAGCGTTAAAGAATTTACTTAAAAATGATAAGGTTTTTAAGGGTTTAACCAAAAAAGGACCTTTGGCTCAAATATTTTTAGGTGGTGTACCAAGATTATTTGGAAATAGAGAAATGAGAATATTGATGAGAAGAACCAAATTTTGGTTAGGATTCTTAGATTATATTGGTATTGGTAATTTTGTGGGACCTGATGAGCTAGCCGAAAAAATGGGTGAGGCAAATGTCCAAAGAAAATTAACTGAATATAGTAAAACACCTCAGGGAATTAAAAATGCTGAATCGGATTTTGGAGGTGCTCAATATCAAGGTGAGACACCATCACAACCAAGTTCAAGTATGAACATGCCAAGTTCATCGGCAGAATCAGACCCAATTCAAGGATTTATGTCTGATATATTTGGTGGACAATTAAAAAATGCTGCAATGTTAGCAATTTAAAAAATAACTTATGAAAGAAGAATTAACACTCAAATTAGTACAAATCCAATTACAATTTAAATTTTTACACTGGCAAACATTTGGTGATGCTAAACATAGAGCCTACGGTGGAATTTATGATTCATTAGGTGACCTTATCGATAAGTTTGTTGAATGTATGATGGGGAAATACGGTAGACCTGAATTCGAATCAAAGTTTTCCTTAATGTTCCAAGACATTAAAGCTATTAGTGTTCAAGATTTCTTGGACGGTATTACGGAATTTTTGGTTGACATGACTGACCAATTAGATACAAGATATGACAGTGACTTATTGAATTTAAGAGACGAGATGTTGGGTGATGTCAACCAATTAAAATATTTATTAACATTAAAATCATAACATGGCTAAGAAAGTAATTAAATTAACGGAGTCAGATTTAACTAGAATTGTTAAACGAGTAATTGCCGAACAAGAGGATGGTAACTATAAGAAGGGTATCCAATGTTTCTTAAATAAAAAAGGTATTAAGGATGATTCAGGTCAATCTTTAAAAATTGACGGTTTAATTGGTAATTATCCAGCTTCTAAATCTGCTCAAGCAATACACAACTACCAATCAAAAATTGGTGTATATCCCGCTGACGGAGTTTGGGGGGAAGACACAATGAGAAAAATGCCCTCTAAAGATATGGTGATATTTAAACAATGTGTTTCTGACTACGGTGATATATTCGATAAAGGTGCTCATTGGCTTGGAATCGATTAAGAATGAAAAAAATACTCAAAGAGACAGGATTACGAGATATTAAAGCTTTGGCTAAAAGATATCCAAAGGCTGAAATATACTTCCATCAAGATTTGGATGGCGTGACGACTGCAATCGCAATGAAAAGGTACCTTGAAGACAATGGTATTGATGTAGTAGGTGCTCACATAATCCAATACGGTGACAAAGAATTCGCAGTTAAAAAGAACGATGCACAAGGTGATGTCATGCCAGTTCTTGTGGACTTTGCTCACGGTAAGCCAATGTTCGTAATTCATACCGACCACCACGATAAACAGGTTGGAGTGGAAAAAGGAACATCAAAACAATTTAGAGGAGCTCGTTCAAACGTTGAAACAATTTCTCAAGTTGTTTCTCCAAAA